TGGAGTCCCGCGCGGCGGTACAACCCCTCAACAAAGCACCATGATTCCTTTGAGTGCGAATTGTCAAACCCAGAATAGTCGGCGGCGACGGCTGTGCAGCCATCGGGGAAATTCTCCCTGTACCAACCTGATAGGGTTCCTGCATCCACACTGGCATAGAACACGATGTGCTTCGGGGACCAGATGTGTTTCAACAGCTTGGTAGCAGGTTTCAAGACCGGACCAGCGATGATATGCGTCTCATCCGCTGGCCCCTGAATGATCCGGTCTGAAACCGTATTCTTTGGAGTAAGATATTCGTTCTGCTCAAAGCCTGGCAAAAGCTCTGACTTGATGAACGCGCCAAACTCCGAATACTTCTTATGCCAAGGTAGCCTGTTGACATTCCGCCACGCCCGCGTGAGCGCCTTCTTCCTCCTGGCTGGCATGGAGTCCAGCCACTGCCGGGTAGACATCCGCTCGTAAGCGGGATTGTCGACGGTAAACCCGGGCAGGAGAAAGTCGGTAAAGCCCACCAAGTGATCGAACAGTCCTGCGGCGGGTCTGTTCGAGGGTTTCGAGAGGACGCGGATGACGAGCGCCTTTGAAGCATTGTACTCCGACTTAGCTGAGATGAACGGAACACAATTGGTAATACCAATCCCGACCAACTGTGCTGCGTCCTGACGCCTAGCCTGATGAAACAAATGCTTCGGTCTCGCTATCTTGAGGGGGTCGACAAGTGAATAAGGACCGCCGCTATGCTTCACCTGCAGACGAAGCTTAGTAGCGTAATCATCCACTACCCTGCCAATCTTCGATGGCGGGGCCGCCCTCTGTCCTCTCGCAATCCGCACTGGGCCCACAGCACCACGGCACCAAGCGCCGAAGATGAGCTGCAGGCCTGACCGGACTACAAACCCTAGGCAAGCTAGGCGTCGGGAGCATGGGGTGCACAACGACCTCTGCACCCTTGTCGAGGATAGTCCACATCCCCAGCAAGCTCCCGGCGCCCAGCCTCCCTACCACTGCACCGTCATGGATGGAACCCCCCATGCCTCAGCCGCCAATCTCTCAGCGACTTGGACACTTTCAACAAAATCAACGGGGTCCATCCTCTGAAGCACGCCCGGCTCAGTAACCTGAGCGCGCATCATAGCACTGACAATCCGGTCAGGCTGATAGGCCTGTACGAGGCCCCAGGCGATTCTCGCACGAACCGCCGGATCTCCATGCGGGATCTCCCTCAATGCTTCGCGGACAGATTTCTTGGACAGTCTCTCCTGAGGCCCTGTCCCAAAGATGGATGGAAGGACTCTGTTGGTGCATTGAAGCACCTGGGCACATTGCCAGAGTTCC